GTTTTGAAATAAATTCATCAAAGTCTAAATAATACTTGCTTTTTTCCATAAATGTACTATAGCGAAATTACGGGAATTATTTTATTGTTGTCAAGAGAAATCTACAATAATTTCCAACTTTTAGTTGATTTCCTTCTATACCAGGGGTCTTCTTGCATTTCTGAGGTAGAATCATGCGTAGGTCTATAACAATTCTTGTTTGCATAAAAGAATCCATCTAACAAGTCATCGTGCTTACCACGAGGATATAATGTTAGTTCATCTATAAATGCTTGCATATTTTTTTGAATATACACTTTTTTATTAGCAAACAATGGTTGTAAGCTTTCTAATCGATACGATTTGCTAGTTCTAGGGTTTTCTTTTATTTCAAGTCCAGGAATAAACATTCCTAGTTCTTCTGCTTTTTCTTTAATGTATTGTCTCAACATTTCCTGATATCCAACAGATTCAATCCTTGTTTTAGCACTTTTGTAATTTTTAAAGTTATTGATAATAGAATCAGCTAAATCTAAGGGAGTCGCTCTCTTTCTGTAATACGGGAGTACCCAACGATTATTATCACCATCAACAGCAATATTGAATATAACACTATAGTCTGCTCCTTTCTTCGTACTAGATGCAGGGTCGATGCCAGTAAACACGTTTACAGGTCTCCTCTCGTTTACTTCCTCACCATTGAGGTTCGTCAGAACGAGGGTCGACAACCCTTGCTCACTTTGTTCGATGTATCCATCGTAGTACTGAACGTCATCTTTTCTAAATAAATTATCTTCATCACCTACAATTTGACATAGGTATTCTCTATAAAACACCGATAATCGGTTAATACTTTCTAATTCTTCTTTCTTTTCCTTTAATTTCTCTACAGGCCATACCTCTGGCCATAAACTATAATTCTCTTCTAAGATAGGTCTATACTCTTTGGTATTCCAACCTTTCATCTCTTTTAAGGTTTCTACCAAACAACGTTCGTGTTGGGGAGTACCAATCACCACAATCCTACCTTTAAGCGGGTCAACAGATGGAACACCAGATTGTAATAACCAACGCAGGTTATACTCCATTGCCTCAGCAGTCTTGGTATTATTCTCATCTTCAGGGTCATCAAGGATTAAAAGAGTAGGTCGTTGATTTCCGTGTTTGATACCACGTATCTGCTGACCTGTACCCTTACATACAATTAAACTGCCGTCTTTTAGTTCTACTTCGGTATTAGTCCACTTTCTAGCAGATTGCATTCCCCAGTATCCAAAGAAGTATCGGAACTCTTGTGAATAGTCCAATACATCTTTAATAGTACCTAAAAGCTTGGTAGCGTGGGATTGTGTTCGGGAAACCAATACGATTACCTTCACACCAGGAGTGAACATCAAATGAAACAAAGGAAATATCCCAGCCGCTACCGAACTTTTTGCATGACCTCTAGGAGCAATGATGTTTATTTGTTTCTCATCATCGTTGAGCAGTTCCTTAGTCAGGTCATAGTGAAAGGGAGGTGATTCACTACTAAACATATTGGGCATCACCATACGCCCAAATAACAACATATCCTGTTGCATTTCTAATAATATCTTTTTCTTATCCATTTTTTATAACTATCGTCACTTCAAAATCTTCTGCTACATCTTGCAATACTGCTAGTAGCTCGTCAAGATTCGTCTTCTTGCCCGATATAATGATTGTTTTCTTCATCTATCTGTCTCGTTTGTGTTGCTTTTAGTTTCTTAGTCTGTTTTTCATAACTAGCTGCAATCTGATGCGACATATCCATCTCCAAGGATTCTGTAACCTGTTTCGTCTTAGGTTTCATATCTAAAAACTCTGACAACTCTTTAGCTGCTCGTATCATATTACCAGAGTCTTCCTTTACCTTAGCTACTTCAATAGCATCTTTTATTACATCTAGTACAAATCCTTCATCGATGTTCTTGTCTGTTAAGACTTCTTTCAATTTATCCTGTATCATCTTCTTTACCTGCTTTGTTTTAAATAATCTTTTTGCTGCAATAACGGGATTATCTTGGTCAGGCCTATATAATCTACCTATTTTCTCCCAATCTGGCGATAAACCTGCCATTTTGTACGTTATATACGCATCCATAGCTAAATCAGCACCTTTCTTTTGTACTTCCAAGTCATTATAACTCTTTGTAGACACGGTACTAAAGTTATTTGACCTCCAATGCGGTTCAAACTCTAGTTTTCCCCACGCAGTTAGCCATTGTCTACCATATGGGTAGGTATATTCTATTTTATCACCATATTCCTTACGATATATGCACTCTGCAACGTATCCATCGTCAGATATACCGTACTGACCTTCCTTTGCTTCCCCCCAATGTTTCCATTTTAGGCCTTGTTCTTTAGCTTCTGCCTTAGTATAGACCCTAAATGTTTGAGGTTGGAAGTTATTCCTCTTCAGCTTCTTTGTTATCGTTATCATATTTTTTTTCTAAAAATTTTTTAAAGGAATCCGTTTCCTCTTTATAGTCAATATACTCTTGTAATAGCTTATCTATGTTGAAAAGCAGCATTTGTTGCTGTTGAATGGTTCTATCCATCCCTGCCATAATATCTACCATTTGCTTGTATGTTAACTTTTTCTTTGTTTTTTTCATATCACTCCTAATGTAGGGTATAAATAAGATAATTAATCGCTAATATATTCGTAGTTTATACATAAACGTATTTAAATTAGCTAATTAATAAGCTAATAGACTAATTTTTCTCTTTAATTACGTACACCCCTAGTTTCATTGCTTCTATTTTAGCTGTTATTTCTAATTCAGATTCCATCATATCGTAAATACGTATCGCTTCTTCATTTGCTTCAGATAATGGTACCTGTATCCATTTACCTGTTTTTCTATCAAATCTTTCTAGATATCGCTTTTTACGCTTCATACGTTAATTTACACAACAAATGGTATTGAAGTCCAGACAAATAAAAAATACCAAAAAAAAATTGGGTTAGAATGTGTGTGCGTAATATATAGTAAACCTACACACCCCTTATTTTGGTTGACTTATAATTATTTCGTTGAAATTGAACTTTTTAGTTATTCGTTGTACTCTCACTCTCTTTCCAAAATAAGCTGAGTGTGTACAGGTTTAGACACCCTTATAATAGCCTGCTACCTTTTTCGTAGTGGGAAATTTAATTCTTAATAGAAAGAGAGTATAATATGATTAAAACAGTAATGAATAGAGCATTTTCCGAAAAAGGTATCTGGGGAAAGCCCCTCGCTTTTCTTGGTATTTGGGATAACTTCTTCGTACAAAGTGATGAAGAACTAACCGAGTGCAAGGTAAAACTGGAAAAGCGTGGTCTTTCCTGCCAGAAGATTGGCACTCCTGTTACTTTCAACAAGGATACTGATAAAGCAGAGACCTTTGATAAGTATCAGATTATTGCTGGTTCATAGGTAGGATTGCCTTGGTGTGTGGTGTCATTCGTGGCACCATACACTTTAAATACCCTACAACAAAAAAATGTAATTGATGGAATGAATGGCGAAAGTCCCAATACATTACTCAGAGGAAGCGTTCTGAGCATTCCATCATATTACATCATAATGTAGTAAGGGAAACACACCCCTTACACAGTTTTAATATTCATAAATAAAAAAGGAAACTGATATGAAAAGTATACGATATCATTTGATATGTGAGTTAAATAGAAGATGGAATGTTGCATTTGGTGTAAAGATGTTTGAGTTTGGTAAATTAAAAACCAGAGCATTACTTGCATTAGATGAATGCCAAACATTACAAGAAGTAAAGAATCTGATGCAAGATTATCGTGGGTATGATAGATTATCTACAACAAGCGGTAGTCAATCAGCGTTCTACAATTAATAACAAGAGGCAAGAAATATTAGGGGAATAATTATAGATTATTTCCCTTTTATTTCGTATATTCACGCACAAAAAAAAGGATAAAAATAATGAATAAAATGTTAGCAATAATAGTATTCTTGGTATTTGGTTTAATGATATATCTTGGATTTGTAGTAGAAACTTACAAACCAGTGGTAGAACAAAATCAACCTGGAATACTACCAAAGAAAGAAGTAGTAAATAATAACTACGAATTACCAGAACTCTCTGAACAAGAAATAACAGTTACTGATAGTTTAATAAAAGATAATATCAGTACATCCGAAGACATATCAGAGAGAAAAAGTGTAGAGGATATGATAAAAAGAGTCGATGATATCTTGACTGGAAAAGTAGAGCAAGATACCATATCATTCAACTACACTATAAAAGCACCAGAGATTACACTTCCCTGGGCTAACTAAAAAAAGAGAGTAATTGTACACAGTGCTTGGCAGGGTTTTTGTCACAGAGTATGCTCTCTTTTTCCTTGCCAGCACACCCCTAATCAGATTAATAATAATAAGGATATGAATATGGAAAATAAACAGGAACTTTATGGTAATATGAACATTAAAGAATTAAACAAATGTTCAGTTACCTCAAAAGAAGTAATAGATAGAGATACGATTTGGCAAGTATTCTACGACGAAGAGAATGATGAACTATATCGTATCAGAGTAGAAAAAGTAAAAGAAAGATGGAACAGGGAAGCAGAGTACTACGCAGATAAATATAATGATGAAAAGGAATGTTACAGATGAAAAAAGATAATATAACATACATTGATGGTACAGGTAAAAAAGTAACAAGTAAAGAAAAGTATACAAAGTTTCCTTACGAAATGGAAGAAGCAACATTCCTTGAAGAAGGACACGAGTTATTAACAGTACAAAATCCATTTAGTGGTGAATCATATACATTAACACCAGTAGAAGAAAGTGTGTACTCAATGATAATGGGTTCACAAATGATGCCTATGTATATGACAAGTCCTGGATTACAAAAGATTGTAAGACAGGGATTAGATTGGTTTAGAGATAATAATGCAAAAGCGTATATGACGTTATTAGATTAATAATAAAAAAAAGGAGAGTAAAATGATAGATAGAACTATGTGGTTTCTATATAACAGACTTGGTGATAGTGGTAAACAGGCACCAAATATTGATTCAATATCTGAAATGTTCTTTAACTATTGGAAGATAATGAATGCATTAGATATTAATACACAAACATTAAGTGCTATTGATATTTACAATGGTCTAAGTAATTGCTATGATAAATCAGCAAGGTCAACAGCAAAGAACCTATATGAGTATGGTGAAGTTGCAGCTAATGCAGATTATCGTGTTAGTTATTACGAACAAGACCACGAAATATATGATGTATATGCAAATTGTGTAAATCTAAATGAAGTATTAATTGAGGGTGCAGAACCTGAATTTGATGATACAGAACCATTTAGAGACGCATTAAACGAAGTAGCATTCGAAGACATAGATTATGAAGTTGAAAGTGAAACATTTAATTTGAACGAAGACTCTATTGAATGGTATAAAACTTGTCACCCTGGTGATGATAAGTTGATAACATATATGTATGATACAGGTAAGAACCTTGATTGGGATGCTATTGAAGAGTTTCTTAGTGATAAACTAGATATGGTAGAACATCAGAATGTTGATTTACATCAATCACAGATTAGAAAGTTTATGTTAGATAGACTTGCTAATCAAAACACTAATATCATAGATGGTTTAGAACAAACTGAAACAAATACAAATGAAGTTCAAAACTAATTAGTTACATTACAGGTGGTCCAGCAAGGTGTGAGAATAAGCATCGATTTAAATGGAATATCCTGAGTAACTTAAATCAGAATAGAGGTAATAAAGTGGAACAACAGATGTCGACAGTTACTTGAAACTTTATTGTCTTAGTGAGGTAGTATGTAAGGCGGTCACCGTGACGCATTACTACCTCAGTTCTGAATAATCAGAATAGAAATGGTGTTACAGGAAAAGTAACTTAAATGTGAGCCCTTTAGTGGAATAAAATTGTGCTAATTGAATACTTTATCCCCTCTTAATTGTGACGTGGATAATGCCTCAAGCCATTTCAGTTCTGAATAATATTAATAATAAGGAGAGTATAAAATGGGATTAGACCAATATGCGGGTACAATGCGTACCAAAACATATGAATATGAAACACCAGAAGGTGAAAAGAAAGTAGATGAATATCAGATGGCAGGTCCATTTGAATGGCGTAAACACGCAAGATTACAAGAGTTTATGAATAAACTTTATATGGAAAAAAATAAACTTGGAAGCAAATGGGAAGAATCAGAACCAGACTCAGATGGAAAAGTTTGGTACAATCCTATTAGTTGGGAATCAATAGAACTTACAGAGGAAGACATTGACAGATTAGAAAAAGCTATAAAAAATCATTATAGTGGATATTTTTGTGATGGTGGTTTCTTCTGGGGTCACGAAATTCAAGAGTCTCAAGCAGAATACTACAAAGAAAAAGATTTAGAATTTGTAGAATTTGCAAGAGAAGCATTAGCAGATGGTGAAAGAGTCATCTACGAGTGTAGTTGGTAATGTAAACTTATTGTCCCCTAGTGATGGCCTGGTATGTCACGTAGTGGTGTATAAATCTAGATGGTAAACACAGCTAGGGGATGATAAATAATAGGAGGGCATATGCCTTATAAAATAATAAATGGTGAACCAAAATTCTATCCAGAAATGGTAGTAAAACAAGATGAAGAATGGCGTAAACAAACACATAAAGAATTTTATGAAATGTATGGTCATTGGTATTGGTTTACAGGTTATCCAAAGAGACAATTAAAAAATTGGATAGAACAATATGATAGGAGTGATAATGAGCAAGAACAGAACAATGGATGATATGTGGGTATGTGATTATTGTGGTTCAGAAGAAGTAGAAGAACAGGCGTGGGTTAATATGAATACCCTTGAAGTCACAGAAGGTCTTGAAGGAAGTATATATTGGTGTAGTACTTGTGATGATGAAATATCCCCAATGACATACTTTGAATGGACAGAAAAGATTGCCGAAGAATGTGGAGGCAATAAAGATAAATACGATGAAATAACAAGTGGGAGTAGAATGTAATGGAAGAATATATTACAGGAATTAAAATAGATGTATACTATGGATTTGATGAAGAAGGTGGTTATTACTTAGATACTGATAGTATCAGAGAAGAGTTTGAACAAAAGTTGAGCGAGTTAGAAGGTGATGTACAACACTTAAATCACGAACGAAATGACCATTTAAGATTAAAACATATGGAGGGATAATGAGCAAAGTAACTGATAAAGAATGTTTAGAAGCAATAGACTACTTTATAAATATGGATATGATAAATAATGGAATGAAAAGTGATGAAAGACATTATTGTGCCATATTAATAAAAAGAGTAATAGAAACATTGGAGGTTCCAAATGGAAAATAATGCAAGAATAATAACTAACATACAAAACACTTTGAAAATGGTACGTGAACAACTTGATGCTGAAAATATAGTACCAAAAAGAGTAAAGTATACATCGTTACTAATTGATGATATTGGTCAACGATTAGATATTGGTGCTGAAAAATATGGTATGCAAGTACCAATAGAAGAATCAGATGGTAGAATATTTACACAAGAAGCATACGAAGAGTTATGTGATGCTATTGTGTATCTATCTTCTATTGCATTGAATCTTGTTAGTAAAGCAACAGATGAAGATGAAAGATATCACGCACATATGATGGGTAATATATTGTTTAATACTTGTTATCAAACAATTAAATATATGGAGTTGATATATGAAAAAGAAACGATATAGAAAAGATGAACTACAATTACTTGCAAAACAATTTGTGATGAAACGAATTGAAGGATTTGAAATAGAAGAACAACGCAAGTATTACTTAGAACCTAAGTTAGTAGATGAATGGTCATACTATGTGTATTGTACTTGGAAAGACAATACAATGATAAGAGGTTGGGATTTAGATTATCTATATGACACACCCCTTGGTATGCCTAAATTTATAGGTGAATAGTAACAAAAGTATTTGGATTAGGAAGTGTTTATAATTAACTTCCTAGTCTAAATATTAATATTAATAATAATAAAATAAGGATAAAATATGAAATTCAAAGGTAGAGAATACACCGAAGTAAAAGATAGACTTATCGCATTCGCAGACGAGTTTCCAGAATCAACTATTGAAACAAAACTAATCAGTGTAAATCAAATCGTAGATACACCTACAGGTGAAACTTGCAATGAATATGTTGTACAAGCAATAGTTAGACCAAATCCTATGCAACAACCAGAATGGTATTACACAGGTTTAGCAGCTGAACGTGATAACACAGGATTTGTAAACAAAACATCAGCATTAGAAAATGGTGAGACATCAGCAGTAGGTCGTGCATTAGCATTTGCAGGATTTGGTGGTGATTTTGCAATAGCAAGTAAAGAAGAAGTAGACAATGCAAAGGCTAAACAAAAAGCTATTAATCCAACAGTAGCATCATTATCAGCTATGGATAAAGCAGCTAACGAAGCAGCTAAAGCAGGTAAACTTCCAGAAGAAGACCATCTTAGATACAAACAAAAACGACAAGCTGGATTCTTCGATACAAAACTTAAAGTAAGTCAGAGTACAGAGTACTTTGAATCGTTAACGAAAACAGAAGGAGCTAAATAAATGGCTATTACTGGAACAAAAGTGAAGACCAACACTTCCAATAAAAATTGGTTCGTAAATCAATGTCGTATTGTAGAAGCAGAACAAATTGATTCTCAATACAACGATTGTAGTATCAGACTAAAACTAGAAGATAAAGACAATGGATATAACTACACTACATTTATCAATCAAAACTTTGAAAAAGATGTGAATGGTATTGTAACTGGTATGGCATATCCAGATGACTTAAACACTCTTTATCTTGCATCTGGAAAAGATATTAATGTATCTGACATAGGTGAAGTTAATGTTGATGCATTAATTGATAGTGAAGTTGCTGTGATTAATTATGCAGCTAATGGTAAATACAAAAGAGCTACTTGGGGAGTAGTATCTAATCCTAATGACACAGCTGAGTTAGAAAAGAAATTTATGGCTCAGATAGCAAAAGGTTATCCTAAGAACTATCAAAAACCACAAGAAACAATGGTTGAAGAAATGCTTGGTAATAGAGAACCAGCAAAGACTCAAGCTGTTGAAATTGATGACCTTCCTTTCTAATGACTGCAGAAGGTATAATATTAAGATGGATTGATAGTAAGTCTAAATCTGCTGATGGGTATTTTGCTTCCTATGATTTAGAAAGCGAAGTACCTGTCTATGGCAGATTAGCACATCAAAAAGTACATACCCCAAGTACTTATTCTAGGGCGTTTAGAAAGATTCGTGAAGGTAATACTTTAATGCGTCTAGGTCTAGAATTAGAAGAGCATATTAATTCAGAAACAAAGGTAAAAGGATGGAAAATAAAGAAACTATAATTGAAGTAATCAATGGTAGTGTTTCCAGTCGTAATGGAACTATTTGTACTGTAGATGAATTTAATAGTATGATTAGTGAATATAAATGGAATGGTGAAATGTATCGTAGCTATTATTCATTTGATGAAACTATGAGAGACTATGTAGAAACTAATCGTACAGTTAAAGGGTTTGATGGATTGACTTATTTAGATTCAATTATATTGGATGTAGATAAAGGCAATATACCAGACGACCAGTTCCAACCTTATTTGTTACAATGCCTAGGTGAAATAGAAGACCTGGGCATTGACAAATCTCACGTGAACATATGGTTTAGTGGTAATGGTTATCATATAGAAATATTAAATGTATTTGGCTTTCAACCTAGTAGAGTATTGCACGAAAAAGTAAAACTAACTATGAAAGAACATTTATCATTTGCAGATAGTATCTTTGATAAAACACGCATTATCAGAGCACCATTTAGTATTAATAAGAAAACTGGATTATATAAGGTGTATATACCTTATCATAGAATCTGGTCTTTAGATTACGATGAAGTAAAAGAAATGGCTACTAACTCTGGTTCGTATCAATCATATAGAGAAGAAGATGGTGATTGGTATTCTGATTTATTCAGAGATAAAGAAGTAGAACCATACTTACAACATCTCGTTGTATCTACATCAAAGGCAGTAACAGGAGGTAATTATCGCAGTAAAGATACTACTTCTGTTGTTACTTGTATGCAACACGCATTCAATGAAGGTCCTGTAGAAGGACAACGTAATATGAAAATGATGCGTATGTCTAGTACATATAAACGTGCTGGTGTTCCATATATTGTAGCATTAAATGGTATGTTACAATGGGGTGGAGGCACAATGGATGATGAAGAAATAATACGAACAGTAAGTAACGTGTACGATGGAAACTACCAATATGGTTGCAATGATGTTATTATGGCAGAATATTGCGACCCAAAGTGTATTCATTTTAAACGTAAAGATTACACATTAGATATCAAAAATGTAGATGATATGACTAAATCATTAGTAGAGTATCTACAGAATGATATCACCAAAAAGTCTATTAATATGGCTGATATCTTTAATTGTCAAGACTATATCATTAAACCAGGAGAACTTGTAGTATTTTCTGGTGATACTGGTATGGGTAAATCTGCATTTGTACAAAATGTAGTAGTAGGAGCAGAAAAAGATACATTGTTCTTATCATTGGAAATGAATGAGTTTCTAACCTTTAGAAGATTTGTTCAAATAGCTAATAAGAAAACAGAACAATGGGTAATAGACCAAGTAAAGTCTAACCCAGAAATATCGTTTAAAGAACAATTAGGTCATATTCAAGTAATGACAATAGCACCAGAAATTGAAGCTATTAAGAAGGTAATTGCTACGCATGAACCAAACATCTTAGTAGTAGATACGACTGATGAAGTGCACGTTGATAGAGTAGAGTCTGAAATACAACGACAAAACATTATCATTGGTGCACTAAAAGAAATGGCACAGAAACATAATATAATTATTATAGCTGTGCATCACGTAAACAAAATATCTGCAGCAGGTAACACCATAGCATTGCATTCTTTAAAAGGTAGTACTAATGTAGTACAGAAAGCAGATAAAGTAATTATGGTTAAAGGAAATCGTGATGAAAAAGCTAGAGTAATATCTAGTGAGAAATCAAGAGATGATGGCAAGTTTGAAATGACAGCACTCTTTGATTATGAAACAATGACCTTTAGGCAAGTTGACTGGAGTCAAGGATGATAAAAATAAAAACAGTAAATGAAGATAATATAATTATGCAAGAAATTGTATTGTTATATTTATTTGTCTTTGGTGTGTCTTTTGCTAGAGAAAGAGGAGAACATTTCTCTTTTAACTTTGGTATTGGTCCTATAGAACTACAATTTACATTGAGGTTATGGAATGGCACACAGAAATAAAATACGTGGTAACAACCTTGAACGTGAGATTGTCAATACTGCTAAAGAGGAAGGGCTCTCTGCAAAGAGGGCCTATGCCTCTGATGGTAGGTCACTAGGATATAGTGAAGTAGTTGATTGTCTTGTTGAAGATTGGACCATACAAGCAAAACGAAGAAAGAAAATAGCACAATGGTTATATCCAGATTATCATGGCGATGATGTGGATGCGGTGGTAACACGAATGGATAGGAAAGAAGCGTTAATTATAATGCCTCTTGGAAAGTGGATAAAAATGATGAAGGAGATAAAAGATGGCAAAAGTAAATCTAAGTAAAGAAGAAGTAGAAGAAGTATTAAGTGCTTTGGCTAATGTAATTACTATTAAACATAGGTATAGAGATATACATTTAGATGTTAATATAGAAATGATTAGAGAAGTATTACGTAAATTAGAAAATCCTTTTATGAACAAAGAAAATGAAATCATAAGAGGGTTAGAAGATAAACAACCTAGAGTAGGAAATTGTGAGTGTTGCGATGACTAAATTTAAGAAAGAAGAATTATTGATAATGAGGTCTTCATTGCTTAACTTTAAGAAAGCACCTTGGGTGTCTGATGAAGAAAGAAAAATAATAGAAAGTATTTTAACTAAAATTAAAAAACTATTTGAAAAAGAATAATAATTATTGGCCTACATAATACGGCTTAAAAGGAGTCGGGCAGGTATCCAACCCTGTGCCTCGGTTTATATGTTTAATTAAGTAAACTAAGGAGATTATTAATTGCACTATGGTTGGCCATCAACCAGTGGTTGATGCTATAGTAAAATTTAATAGTAGGCCAATAAAAATATTAGATTGATATTGTAATGTAGACAACCCTTGATAAAGGTTAGTAAGTAAAGGCTATTTTATTAATATGTGTTAAGAACGCATATATGAACGATAGATGATTATACATAGAAAACCCTAGAGAGAGAGCAATCAAATAGAAATAGAAGATGAAATTGATGAGAAAACTGAGTAGTTAGTCGCAGATGATAAAGTCGCAAACAGAAAGATAAAGTAGTCGGAAACAGCGAGCCTTGTTGTTCGCATTACAATATTAATAACATTAAAACAAGGAGAATAATATGAAACCGTTAAGAGATGAAGTTGTAATAAAGCAGCAATCTAAAGAAAATAAAACAGAAGCAGGTATTATTTTAACAACAGATGTAGCAATCAAAGAAAACGTTGGTGAAGTAGTAGCTCTTGGTAGTAAAGCAGAAGAACTAGAAATAGGAGACAAAGTATTATTTGGTCCAGGATTTGTAGTTCAAGAAATAGATAAACAAGAATATTTAATTATGAGTACCAAAAATATTCTATTAGTATTGGAGGATTAATGGATTACAATTCTGATTTTCAATATGATTTAAAATTTGGTCAAGAAGGTGAAACTGAAATAGCAAAATTATTAAATGATTCTTCTATTGAAGTTAAACGTGATAGACAAACTCAGCAAACTGGTAATATATATATAGAATATGAATCAAGAGGTAAACCATCTGGTATTAAAACTACCAAAGCTAATAAGTGGGCATACATATTACAAGATGGCTGCATTCTTATTATTGATACAGAACTATTAAAAAAAGCATTACGATATCTAATTAAAAATAAACTATGTGTAAAAGATATGCCTGGTGGAGATAACAATACATCGTTAGGTGTATTAGTAAGTGTAGAAAGACTAATAGAAGGTATAAGGAATGTTAAATGAATCATGATAAAAAAATAGATTATGCAACTTATGGAACAAGAATTTATCCTATAGGAGATAGATTTAAAAATCTAACTGAAAAACAAATAGAGAGATTGTTTAGTGAGCAAGTTGCAAAAAATAGAAAAGTTAAATATTTAAAATCTATAAATTCTGTTGCTGTTTATTATAAACCAGAAGTAGAGTCTTAAAATGAAAGATGATAAAGCATGGAGTTTAACGAAAGAATATGAAGATAATAAAAATAATATCATATTTAAAGATACATTCCCATTAAAACGTATTTTAAGAGATTTATCTAAAGAAAATGACAGTTTGCTTAAAAAAAGTCCACGAGAATAGCCCTAGAAGCTCGTAAAATATTTTTTTAATACTAACTATCGCCTAATTATAGATAGTGCGATGTCGCATTGATTAGAGGCGTAAACCTATATTAATGGTATATTTAGTCTAAATCTTCTTCTATTTCCTCTTCATTTGCTTCAATCTGGTCTCTTCTGAGGTCGTGAAGCGTATGAACTGGAATACCAAACATAAATTCACCAAACATAGCAGGACTTTTATAAGTTCTTGCTACATCTCTACCAAATCTACCAAATGGAAAATAAGTTGCTAATTGATATTTAGTTAGATTTTCAAAGTCTTGATTTAATAAAGCAGTGGTTGGTGCTAAAACAAAACGTGCAATCGGCGGTGTTACAATACTTAATGGTGATAGTACTGGATGTGGGTATTGACTAAAGAATGCACGCTCCCTTTCTTCTTCATCACCAAATAGTAACATAGAAGTATCTTGCATCCAATTCATTGGTGGTGATAATGCATAATCAAATATACTTGCAACAAATATATTAGCAAGTGCTAATGCCATTAAATCTGCAGTTAGTTGTCGTTGTGCTCTTTGTGTTTTATAACCACCAGACCATTCTTCAAATCTAGCACCTCTATATACTTTAATTCTTCTACCAATACTATTCCAGGCATAAGGATGAAAACGTGTCATAACCCTACCTAAAGATGTATTAGCTACATTAGGTCGTTGTGTTGCGTGATAAATAAACTGAGATGCTTTTACAGTTCTGTTAGCTAGTTGAATTAACATAGGATGGTCAAATGGTAAGTTCTTACCAAACTCGCCTAACATTTGTCTTGCATTAATGTATGCTGCATCCCAAGTTCTACTACGTAATAAAAACTCAGACTTTCTCATAAACACAGCACCAGCATTAGTAATAGCTTTACCTGCACCTACTTCTTTAAATACTTCTCTAGTAGTCATATCTGCAAAGTTATCAAACTCTTTATCGTTTTTAGCACGTAATCCATCTTTACTTAATGTTCTGGATACAGTTTTAACTGCTTTCACTAATGGTTCTGACATACCTACTGTTTGGAATCTTGAATCTTTTTGTGCTTCATTAATTAACATATCTTCAAAAGTACCAATGTATGCTTGCCATTCTTCCCAATCTTTTCTATTTCTAATAGTTTTTGTTACAACTTCACCAGTAGCAGAATCTAAAATTTTATATGTTGTTTTTTCACCCCATACATTATCATTCCACCAAGTATCAGATAATGCATCTGTAAATGGTTTTAATCCTACATCAGTAATGGTATTACTACCACCACCATAAATATTGGTAATAAATGTTTTAGGGTGAAACAATAATGACATCATTTCAAATTTACCTTCAAGGTCATTTAAATTTTGTCCTAGTCTTGCTATATACATATCTCTTGCTGCTCTATTTTTAGGTGCTGCATCTAATATTTTACCACCAAATACTTTATCTAAACGCTCAGTAAACTCAATAACAGATTCATCAGTCATTAATCCATAGCCATTACCAAATCTACCTATCTTATTTATATTTTTTTCTTGTAATAATTTAGATAAATTTTCCATTCTTAGTTCTTTGGCTATTGCTTGTGCACGTTCTAATCTTGTATCTGGGTCTACGTTGTCACGTTTCATAGCTTCTATTTCTGCTCTAAGTGCACCACGCTGAAATGTATCTAATCCAATATAGTAGTCCACACGTTCTAAAAAGTCTTTTTGTTTACGCATACCTTTTACAAAACTTTTATCAAAACCATTCTTAGCATAATCTTTTAATAACTCAAATTCTTTTTGTGTGATACCATGAATATCAAAGTTACGTATAGAAGGATATCCCATTTGATTCTTAGCAACATCCATCATAAAGTATGCCCAAGATTCTGTAATATCTTTATCTGTTCTTAATGGATTTTTATTTACAAAACGTTTAATGTTATTACCTATTTTTAATGAAAGGTTACTATTAATTAAATTTCTATACATAGAACCTACATATCTATCTACGTGATTAATACCAAGGTCCCATTCAGGTAAACTAACTTCTTCATTTCTACCTTTAAGGTGTCCATTATATCTTGCACTATCCATAGGTTTTTGTAAAGTAAAATCTTCTATAATAGCAAGCTCCGCTATATCATTCATTTTATCAACACCTCTGGTATTATATCCTTCATATTTTTCTTTTAAAGATATTTCATATCTTAGTAATGCTTTTTTTAATGCTATTTCATCTCTATTGCTTGCTGCAAATTCTAAATCTATAGATGATAATATTTTAGGGTCTTTAGAAGCTTTTTCTAATTCTTTTGCTATGATTTTTTCTATAGCTGCTTCATTTTGTTCTCTTCTAAACTTAGTACCAAATGCATCTGTGTGAGGTACGTAATACTTGCTAGTACCATCAGACGCTAAATATCTACCTATACTAATAATTTTTGTTAGCGGTTTATTACGCATATAATCCTCTTTTACTTTTCTAACTACAGCAAACTCTTCTTTAGATAGTTGTTTAGTAAAATCAAGTTTTACTTTTTTGCCTTTAATGTTTACTTCTTTTTCAAATACACGTTCTAGATGTTCATTCAATCTTTGATAGTATCTAAAAAAGTTTACATCAGTAATAGATGGTAACTGTCTTAAAGCACCTAAAGGATTACTAGCAATTAATTCACTAAGACCAGCATATAATGCATCTACTTTTGTTTGATTTGAAAGCAATCCATTTGCATCTAAAAATGTCATTTTCTTTTGTTGTAAATCGTAAGCAATTTTTTTATCAATATATCCTTTTTCACTTGGCTTAGGTTCAGTTAATATTTCTTCATCTGTAATTTTATATTCATTAATTTTTTTACCAACTCTTACTAATTTATCTCTTAACGTAGAAACATTACTTAGTATAACATCGTTTGCAACAGTGGTCATAATGTTTGTATATGCATCATTTATCATTTCTACAACTTGCTCTGGTGTTTTATTTATACGCTCACCTTTAACACCAGTTTCTGTTTCAAACTTAAACCTGACACCTTCTTTAGTCATTTTATCAAATTCTTTTTTTAGCTCATTGTATTTATTTTTTACATTTTGTTGTTGTTCTTTGTTTGTAATACCTCGATAATATTTTAATGTACCATCTTTAGCAGGATTAGCTTCTCTTTTTATCATAGTAAATTTAAACAAAGTTGTAAAGTTATTACCTTGAGCTCTATCTTCTGGTCTAATTAAACGTAAGCTTTTTTCTATTTGTTCTTCAATATCTTTTTGTTTTGCATTATTCATTTGATGAAACGCAAGTGTTAACTCGGTATTAAGTTCTATAGTACTATAAGGCATTGTACCAACTTTATATTTAATATTACCATCTTTATCTTTTACTATATTTGTAACACGACCTAATGTTTGGTCTTTTTCTGCATTCTCAATAAATTTTAATTGGTCTTTTAATGTAGTAGTAGCAAAATGTTCAAACCAAGTAGGTGTGCCATCAACAAAATATATTTCTTTTTTTGCATCTTTATCTTTAGACTTAGGATTAATACCAAATTTAATTGATTTTTGCATTAATCTTTTAACAATACCAGGTTGTAACATAGAATCATAATAATTCATAAAATTGTTTATATCTTTTGCAGTAGCATCACTAAACTCTTTACCTATTTGAAATCCTTGAAATGGTCTACCCGTAGTAAAAGATTCAAATTGAGCATCAATAGTAGAGCCAAACCCCTTATATTTTTTTAAAAAGTTTTCCAATCTACGCAACACAGCTTTACCGTACTCTGTCACGTTAGGGTCTTTATAAGCTTCTTCAAAACTAATTTTTGCATCACCAGTTTCTTTGTCTACTTTAATTTTTCTATATTGTTCTTCAATAATAACTTCTTGTTTGTTTTCTTTTTCTTTAGCTATTTCTTCACGTACACCTTTTTCTAAATCTTTTACTTTAACTGTTTTAGTTTTACTTACTGGTATATCTGCATTTTCAGTAGTTTCTGGTGCTTTAATTTCATTTGTTTTGTTATATACTGCGTCTATGGTGTTAAAAAATACTTTACTATTAGCAGGGTCGATAGCAGGATTCTTAAACATCAATTCGTTTTGTAATCCTTCTATAGCATTTTTAATATTTCTTACTTCTGATAGCTTTGCATTCGTATCAGCGTCGTATCTCATAGTGCTTTCATCAGGAAATCTATTTTCCAATTCTTTATATATTTCTTGTATTCTATCATAACCTTGATTCAATGTATATTCTACATTCTTTTTCAGTTTGTTATTATAAATAGCATCACCAAGTTTAGGATTCCCTTTTGTTTTTACAATCGGATGTGCGTGTAATGCAAAGTCCATAAATGCATACATTTCTCTACGTACAATGTTTAATGCTTGTGGATTCTTAATACGCTTAGTTAACATGGTATTCATTACTTTTTTCATATCAAGTATAGACTCTGCAATAGCTCTGCTATTTTCACCTTGTTTCATTTCAAAGGTTTTTCTTAATATAGTTTGCAAATCTTGTATAATGTTTTCCCTTGCCATACCTTGCTTACTTAATAGCTCTATAATGTAATCTCCTTTACGTGTTAACAAATCAACACCAATAAGATTATTTACAGTTCCTCTAAGATTCTTACCACCCTTTAAATCATTAGTTAAAAACTTTACATTCAAGTCTTTGTAAAAATCTAACAACTCTAGTTCTTTAAATGTACTACTCTTCTTAAGGTTTTGATAGGTACGCTGTAAGTATGCAACCACATTTTCTGGACTAGTAAATTTAAAGTTTAAAAACTCTCCACCCATATCTAACTTAGATAATAATTGTGCTTGCTGCATAAAGTAATTTGTTTCTGCACCTTGCTTCATATATGGTTGCCACTGGTCTATAAAGTCTTTAGCAGCTTTAATTAATGATGGGTTTTTAATTTTTCTAAATTTTCCTTTACCTACATATCTATGTTCAGGATTTACCCATACATCTTTTTTACTTTGTATAGCTCTAGAAAATACTTTAAATGTGTGTAAACTTGTTTGTTTATTATTAGTTAATGTATACCATTTACTAGATTTTTGTGCACTAACATCTTTCCCGTTACGTTGTACTGTAAAAAATGTTTCAAATATTTTTTGTACATTATCAGTAGCTTTACCAATCTTTACAAACTCTGCACTATCTACTGCAATATTAATACCAGTATAACTTACATCTTTTAAAAATCCAAAGTCATTTAATTTAATTTTTAATGTGTATCCATTACCAATATCTAATCTACCACCATTGGTAGTTATAATATCAAATAACATTTGAAAATCTGTAGTAGCATTTACAATAGTACCCACTGCTTTTTTACCTTCATATGCAGCTTTAGCAGCTTTTATTCTTTCTTTGGTGCTAAATAACATAGATAATTTTTGACCTTCGCTAATTTGTTTATCTTGAAATACTACATCAAATAAAGTTTCTGCAATACTACGACCTTGTTTGTCATATTTGTTTGTCATTCTTTTCAAATCTCTAGGTGTAGCACTAATATTACCATCTTGTAATTCATATTGTATCTTAGGATTACTAAATGCTTTTTTAACTATAGACGGTAATGATTGATACCCTGTTACTGTATCACCATCTTTATCCATACCACCTAAATACAAATCATTCAACTCTGATGCAAAGAAATTATATCCACCACGTTCTACAAACCCCTTAAATACCAATGCTCTTACACCACCATTACCACTATTAGGTGTACGCATCACTAAAAATGTTAATGCATCTTCTAACAAATCTAACTTTAACTTATCTGCTTTAGTCTTTTCAAGTTCTTTGTATTGTTTGTATGCTTCTTTAAGAGTTATTACCTCTCGACCAACTTTTACAGGATTGTTTTTATGTTGTTCTCCAAGCATAAATTCTGTTTCTTTAAGCCCATGCATACGTTGTAAACGTGGTGTATAGAGCCCAGCATAGGCCTTAAATCCACTTTCTACACCTATTTGATTACTTCTACCTACAATGTATCTTGCAAGGATGTTAGATATAAAATTCTGATTTTCTTTCATTACATTAAATGCGTAATCAGTTTTCTTTAATACCTCTGGTGTAAATCCTAACTCTGCTATTTCTGCCATATCTAATGTAGCAACGTCAGATAAATCTACAGTATCTTTATTTACTTGTTTATTTAGTTGATTTACTATTTCCTTTGCTCTTTTGGTAGTAGGATTTGCTTGTAATGTATCGATTAAATCTTGTACTCTAATAGTATCAATGTCAAAATTAATATAGTCATCTCCACCTTTTAAAAATTCTTGTGTTAATTTTTCATTACCTTCCATATTTTTAATACGTAATTCTTGTATTGCATCAAAATATGTTTGGTCAAAATCTTGTAATGTGTTTTTATCTAAAAATTGTTTATATAATTTTAATTTCTTTTGTCTATTAATTTCTTGTTTTTGTTTATATACATAGTCAGTAACAGATTCATTTATACCTAGTTCTTCAGGTCTAATCTTAGCAACATCAAGTGCATCTTTAAATGACCAGGTATCGTTTTTACCTTCTATAAGTTCATTAAGTTTTATTTTACCAAGCTGTTTAATACCACTACCATATACTAAAATATGTGTATTTGTATCCATCATTAACTTATTTAGTCCAGCAGACTCTGGTTTAAATCCACCTGATTTAGTACGTATTTCTCCTCTACCCATTCTAGGATTTGCTACAATAACAGGTTTTAAAAATCCATAATCTTTAGCCCAACCAAATTTATTACCAATACTATTCCATACATCTTCTCTAACAATAAATCCACCATCAGTACCAGACTCTAGTTCTATACCATACTTCTTTAGTTTTTTATCAGTAACACCTACTAAGTTTAAATATCCGTATATACCACCATCCATAACCTTAGCAAGGTCCGTTGCATCCATAGGTACTACATCACTTTGTGGCAATGTGTCATACTTATTATCTTTTAATACATCGCCATTAATCTTTCCTTCAGCTATATCTTGTTTCAATTCTTTTAATGCTTTCTTTAAATCTGTTTTATTAACAGTAGGTCGTTCTATGTATCCATTGTCTAATAACTTATATACCATATTAGATGCCATCTCTAATTGCTCTGTTGCACTTTTTAAGTAATCTTTACTAATACCAGATTCAAGCATAGCTTCTACATAAGTATTTAAGTTTTCTTTTACATTGTTTGGTACTCTTTGTAATATAACTGTGCCTTTATCTTTAGCACCACCATAAATGTAATAGTCACTATATTCTACTAGCAAGTTTTCATATAACTTATCAAGCTCTGCTTTACTATATATATCTAGAGGTTCTTTGTATGTACCAGGATTCTTTGGGTCTTCTGCTTTTCTAATAATAACACGTGTATCCAGTCCATATCGTTCATTGATAGAGTTTTCAGCAGTACGTTCTACTAAGTTTTTACCATCTTTATCTACTTCTAATTTAGGTTTACCCTTAGAATCTTTACCAGTACCTATTTCAACAATCTCTCCTGATGCATTAATAGCAAATTGAGAACGCTCTGCATAAGTTTTAATACGTAAGAACATAGACTTCAAAGGAACTTCGCCTACTTCATTTGTAAACTTTACCCCTTTAAATTTGCTTTGAACATAAGATTCAAACCCAGCATAGTCATTGATGTTTTCATAAACACCTTCAATTAGTAACTGCTTTGTATCGTATTTACCTAGGTTATAATTACTAGGGTCTTTTAGAATTTGTTGATATACTTTGTCTAATGCTGCATTAATAGTTATCGGGTCATTTATATCACCATCTTTTGATTTCATATAAGCATTAAGCTCTGGGTCAAAAGAATCTAATAATCTTTTTTTAACTTCTTCTATTTCAAATTTTTTTACTACCTCTCGACGTTCTTGTGTTTTTCTAGCAAAGTCTTTATCTGTTTCAAATCTTTTAATATATAACTCTACTGGAGTTTTACCTTTGTCTATCAATGCTTGTACAGCATCTGATTTAGTAGCTTCTTCTGATAATTCTTTTAATTGTTCTGGATTAGCTTTTTCAATATCTATTTTTTTTTCTTCAGCTATCTTAACAATTTCTCTATCTATAATAAGTTTAGCACCTATTTTTTGTGCACGTTGTTGTTGCTGTAGATATAGCGTATTAACGTGTTTATCAAACATTTCTTGTACTTCAGGATTTTCTTTGTATATCTCAGTCTTTTGTATGTCTTTTTTATATCTATTAATATTGCTATTACCATTAGCCATAGGGTTTTCAGCAATCATCTTTCTAAACTTAATCTCTTGTGGTGATTTAGAGTTAGCACCAAAAAAGAATCCCATCATATATTCATAGACTTGTTCTGGTAATGGTAGTTGATTATACGTAGCCATACCACCTTGGAATGATGCACCTGCAATACCACGTGCAAATGCATTAGCTGCAGTTTCATTAGTTAAAGAATTATCAGCTGCATCACGTACTGCTTGCTCTCCTAGTTTTCTTGTCTTAGGGTTTGATAATAACTTAGATATGTTTACATAACGACCAATACCACCAAAAGTAACCCCTGCTAATGCACCATGCATTGTAGATTCTGCAATAGCTTTTGGTCCCTTCCATACTGAACTAGCACCTAATGCAATACCAAGATGTACACCTTCTCTAGCAAGTTGTTGAAATGTTTCATTCTTAAATAAACCTTTAGATAAAAATCCTTGTGATAATAACCCAGATGATGCAATCTTTTTTTCTATATTGTCAGTAACCATATCGGCTACACGCATAGGTATAGAACGTATCTGCCAACCTTTTAAATCTTTTATTTCTTTTTCACCAGCTTTTAATGCTAACTTAACAGCTTCTTCTTGACCTTCTTCTGCTATAAACTTAGCAAATGGTCTAAATCCGCCTATTTCTATTTTAGCTGCACCTTGACCCATTGATGCTGCTAAACCACTAGCAGACTGCTTTATAGACTCTTCTGCGGCCTCTGCTGCAACTACTTGGTCTGCTATCTTACTACGTTTAGTTGCTGCTTCTTTAGTTGGTCTACCTACTGCACGCTTTACTGCTAACTTAGCACCACCTCTTTTAGCTACAATACCTGGTACTGCAGCACCCATAGATAATACACTAGCTATAATATCAGGAGCAAATCCAATAAAGTGACCTACCTTATTAGCTAATGCTTCTGTTTGTGTATCAGCTTCTGATGCCCAACCTAATGTAGTAAATCCCTCTACAACACCAGATGTAAATTGATTTAATACATCACGTACACTATTCTCAGACGATGCCATATCTCTATTGAAATCAATGTCATTGGCTTTCATTCTCTTTTCAATAAAGTCTACATCTTCTTCTGAAAAGTCACGTGGATTAGACTTGTATGCTAAATCTATTCTAGTTAAATATGTTTGTTTATCGATTAATCTTTGTGAATAAAGATTATTCAAATACTGCAACTGTGTATTCAATTTAGTCTCCTAATGTATCTAGAAGTTCGTTATAAACTTTTCGTTCATATCTATTAAAGTTTTGAGTTTCTCCACTTTCTGCAATAGATAGCAAACTTTCTTTTAATTTATTTTTATTGTCTAAGTATTCTTTTTCACGAGAAGACCCTGGTAATATTTGTGCAGCATCTTCTGCTTCATACTCAATAAATTTATCAACATTTTGTGACAAATCATATAAAGCTCTTCTTGTTAAAAATGTTTTAGCATTATCTGGTGTCATTACAATGTCAGCTACTGCATACTCTCCAAATAAACCTTTACCTGTAGTACCTTTTTTAAATCCTGCTGGACCATACACAGGTCCTTTACCTGGCAAAGTAACCATTTCTTTACCAGAAATTGGTAATTCAGTTTCTTTTCCAGTTTCTAATATTTCTTGAGGTCTTTCTGGGTCAAATCCTGCTGCTCTTCTTTCTCTTTCTTTTACTTTAGATAAAAGACTGTCTGTTTTAGACATATCATCTTCAGCTTTTAATTTTTCTAAACCATATTTAAACTCTGCTAAAGATTTTTCATTTTCTAATTGTAACATACTTTTCTTTGCATACATTTCCATTTCTCTTTTAGGTTCATTAAACCCTCTAAGTGCTTGTAATAATGTAGCTAAGCTTTGTATTGTTTCGTTGCTTGCCATTTTATATTCCTCCATACATATCTAACAATGATTTACCATAACTTGATTTAATACCATACTCAGAAGCATACTGGTCTAATTGGAATCCAGCTGATTGTATATCTCTAATAGCAGACGCTTCTCTTTGTTGAATCTGGAATGCAGATTCTCTAGCTTGTAATGCTCTTGCTTCTTGCTGTCTTCCAAACTCTGCTTGACCTTCCATTAATGCTTGCATACCAGAACCACTACCTGCTAGTCCTGTCATACCTACCTGTCCTTGTAATTGTTGCATTCCAAGTCGTTGTTGTTGTATAGCACCAACTTGTTCTAATCCTTGTGCTTCACCTAAAAATTGTCTTTGTGTAGCAAAATCTGCACGTTCTGCAGTAGCTGCTTGTTGTAATGCACCATACTGTTGTCCTAATAAAGTTTGTGCTCTTCTTCGTTTAGCTGCTTTACGTCTACGTTCTCTTCTACTTCCAAAAAAACCTGCTATTCCTTGAGCAATAGATACTCCTAAACTTATTGTTTCTAACATTATTCTCCTCCTTCAAACGGCTCAAATACTTGACCCAAATCATTCATAACATTTAAAATATTAAAACTATTACCTGCAACCTTTGATGCATTTTGTTTTGCTTTAATTAACATAGCATCATTTTCACTCATAGATGGTTGTTGCTTTTCTAAATCCATTATAGCTTTACCAAAGTTTTCTACACGTTTTGGTGTTTGTTGCTTCCAAGCTGATGCACCACCTTGACTATTTTCATTTATTTGTTTTACTGCCTCCATATAATTTCCTTCCTTCAATGCGTTATAAGCTGATGGAAACTTTTTAGTCCATCCTGTTCCTAACTGATAATTCACAGAGGTTAAAGCAACTTCAAAATCTTCGCTATCAATACCTAAATCTTTTGCTTGTTGTGATGCTGCATCCATAGCAGTAGCCACATCGTTTCTAAACCAGTCATCAGTAGTTTGTTGTGTTAGTTTAATTACATCACCTTTCCTGTCAACTGCTACTTTTCTTTTCATACCATTAATCATTTTTTCTTCATACCTATCTATCTTATATGAAGATAATTCATCTTTAGTAAGCAAATGCCCAATACCCCCAGTAGGTTTATCTAACGTATCTAAATATATTACATCCATAAAACCTTCTTCTGTTTTCAATTCCTCTTGTATTTTCGCTAGTTTATCTTGTGCCATAACTTATCCTGTTGTTAATTTTTTAATTGCTTCACTTACTATTTCATCTTCTTTAGGTGCAACATCACTCATATCTCCATCTGTAAACCATCTTGTTTGTCCTGCTGCTTGTGCAGTTGCTTTAATAGCATCTAAATCATAATTTACGCCAGGTATATCCGACATATTTATATTACTATAGTTATATCCAGTTGATTCAGACATTGCAGGATACATCATATCACCACTAGGAGACATAGTAACATCTAAAGTATTTTCTAAATATAATTCTGAAGTTCTGTTCATTACATCTTGTTCTGATATAGGTAGCTTTTCTTCGTCTAACATCATACGTGGTTCCATTTCAGGTTCTTCTGTAAATATAGATTTAACCATAGGTCTATCTGGTTTTGGTAAGGGTTTTCCTGGTAAAGGTTTTTCAAATACGCTATCTTCATATGTATCAAATCCTGTTTCTTCTATAACAAAGTCCATATTATCGCTTTGTTTTTGTTTTTCTAATAATTCAAGATGTTCAATACTACCTTCTTTTACAATTCCAGTTCCGTAATTTGTATGTAAATTATCACCGCTTCTACCGCCAGTTAATGCTGCACCTTCTGGTATATCAATATCAGAAATACCAGAATACTTATCCATTAAAGCTGCTTTATTTCTTTTAGCTCTTCTTGTTTTCATTTTATTTACAGCACCTTCTAATGCATACATAGCTTCTTGTCCTGTTTGATATCCTAATATACCTGCAGTAATGTCATCAATAACACTACCCTCATCTTTTTTCTTTCTATAAATTTGGCTTAGTTCTCCACGAACTTGTGCCATAATTAAATCTGCTCTACTTGCCATTATTCCTCCTTATGGTTGTACTGCAGGCCATACAAATCCTGCGTAAACATCTTGTGTTGCAGTTCCACCTGTTGTTGTTTCTCTAAAAGTAAATTTTGTATATGATTCATAATAAGTATTTGTAGCAGCTTTATAACTTATTGAACCTCTAAATTGTAAATATAAAATACCATTTGTTGGTGTTAATGTAGTTTGTCCTGCAAATTCACTAACTGTTATCCAAGTACCGCCACTTGTAATTTTATCAGTAGCACTGCTAGCAACACGTATTTTACAATCTTCGTAATTATTAGATATTGGAAATTTTTGAACAGTTATACTACCAACTCCATTTGTAATTGTCATTGTAATTACATCAGAATAATATGTTCCGCTTGTACTTTTTGTTTCCACAACATTGCTATCGTCTACAGATATTGTTGGTGCTTGAGCTCCAGTAGTAGTTAAAGAAGCATCGCTATATTCAAAATCTGCACTTGTACCTTGACCGTTAGCAACTACCTTAACATCGTATCGTGTTAATTGTGCTAATCCTGTTAATTGACAATCTGTAGCTACTGCTGTATTAGAAGTATTTCCACTTGCACTAGGTGTAAACGAAGTACCAGCATCATAATTAGAAGTTCCATTTACTTTCTTATACACTGTAAAACTAGATGTTGTAACAGTATCTGCGGTAATACGTATTGTTAAAGATGTATTTTGTGCAGCTCCTTGCAATGCTACACTAGTTATATTTGCAGGTTTAGCATCTCTTAAATAATCTATATTTCCACTACTATCTGTTTTAAATATATAAAATGTTGGTGCTAATCCTTTTAAACCTAGTCTGGAATAACTGTTAGATTGAGTATATAAACTACTATATCCAGTATCTGTGTATAATTTTTTACCAGTAGATAGAGTAGTTAATAAAAAATTACCATATAAAGATGTAGATGTTTGAGATAACTCAACAAAATCTACATTTCCTCCTGTAGTATCTAAACTTGAAGGGGTGTTAGCAGCGGTAGCACAAGCTACTAAATTTCCATTGCTCCATAACCCAGTAACAATATCTCCACTACTAATATTGTAAGTACCACTATTTTCTGTATATTGTATACGTTGCGTATAAAAAGGAACAGGTCCATAATTTGTAGATTCTGCAGTACCTTCAACAATACTATCTGGTTGCATTTCATCACTTCCATAAAAAGCACTTATTTCATATTGATATTCATATTGAAATACAGTACCAGAATTTTCAACACTATCGTCAGGAAAAGTTGGTGATATGTTAGAACTAGAATATATAGTATTTTCATTTCCAGTAATAGATATAAAATTACCACTACTATTAAGTATATGAGTATATTCAGAAGGCATAACGCCTAACGTACTTCTTTTTCTTTTAATTTTAAAATTAATAACACCATTTGAATTAAAATTTGTATCTGTCGAAGTGTAAGTCCAATTCAATGTAATTCTTGGACCTCCAGATTCTTGAGTATATGTTGCTTCTAAATTTATAACATGATTGTAAGTTGTAGTACCAGTTCCTGAGCCAGATGTTGTAGTAGATGCTGCAGCTGTAGTAGTTCCAGTTACTCCAATTTCTTGTTTTTCCCATCTTTTTTTATTTTTAATTACTTGATATAATTTATTACCAAGTTTTACAAATTTAGAATCACCATCATTACCTTCATTATTTTTAGGCATCATTTTAGCTACAAAAGAATGAGGTACATAAGATTGTAATGTAGATACTTTTTGTAAAAATCTTTTGTTTTTATCTGTCATCTAAGTACCTTTTCTCTGTAAATAAATTGAATATCATCTATAGAAAAATTAGAATCTATTGTTACTGGTGTGCCACTATTACCACCTGTAACTAATTGTAGCGTATATCCATACACTTTTTCTGATGCACTACTTTTTAAATTAGAACTTGATATAGTGAATTTTTTTACTTTTCTTTCATTGCTTGTATCTTCCAACGAACCTATTGCTACAGCATTACCGTTATTACTACCATTAGTACTTGGTATTATTTGTACCGATATATTTGTTCCCATAGTATAAGTTATTTGAATAGCATTTAAATTTTTAGGAACATCAGGACTACCAAAATCAAACTCTTTTGTTTTCATTAGTACTTGTCCACCACCATTATAATCCTTACTAGAAGTGTTGCTATTCCATTTCAATAATTGACTTGCTTCCAAAGAAAATAAATCTCCATTATTGTCATTTATAAAATTGGTAGTATCATTAGAAGGAAACACTTTATATCCATTAGAAGAATACCCTGAACGTAATTCTGTAGTAAACGAACCAGATTTTAAATCAAATACATATACTTTACCATTCTCATAATTAGTACCTACTTCTGTACTATCAAATATAATTAATTGTTTTTTAAATGGTACAAATCCAATTTTCATATTATCGCTATAATCGTTTTTCCAGTTAATTAAATTTTGTCCAGTATCTCTGTCTTGAACTAAATCAACCAAACTATTACCATCATATAAGAATATTCCATGTTTATTAAACCAAGCTACAAAACCTTCAGCTTTAACTAAATGAGATTGTTTTAAACATCCACGATAATCGTAGGTTCCTTCTAAAAACTCTATATCTCTAGAAACATTTATAATATATAATGTGTTTTGCTTAAATTGCAGCAATCTACCACCTAGGTTCTCTAATACGGTAATATCTTCTCCGTCATTAATTTCAACATCTATAAAATCATCTTCTTCAAAAAAATCAAAACTATTTACATTAGATTTTAATACTCTGTCATTTTTAGTAACTAAAGTACCTTCTTTGTTATAGTATCTCACATTACCTATATATGCTTTTCTATTTAATATAGTAGATGTTTTCCATCCAGTTCCATCTCTACCCACCACAGTATGGGTATTGCTTAATAAAGGTTCTTCTGTACTAAGTTTTGTAAGTATTTGACCTTGTAAATATGTAGGAGTAGAAGCAGATGGAGGATATACGTAATAATATTTACTAGTTGCTCCAGTTATTTCTTCAAAAGAACTATATCCACTAACTCCACTTAATCTAACACCTTTTTCATAATTAACTTCTGCTAATAAATACCTGCTGTCTACTTCACCAAACACTTCATTATTTACCTCTTTATAACTGTCAATCAAACCCCAATATACTTTAAATCCAGTTACCCTATCTTTACCTGGTTCTCTTCCAATAAAAGAAAGATATAATATATGATTTAAATTTTCTGTCATGTTAGGTTGATATATAATTCCTAAAAATGTAGGTCCACTTTCTTGCACTCCATCATATATTAACGTACCCCATAATCCATATCTTTTATCAGCAGCACCATAAACTACAATATCACTTCTATCTGCTTGGTCAGTACTTGGTGCTCCATCAAAATATGCAATACAACCCATAGTTCCTGTGCTAGATGCAGTATCTCCTAGCTTAGTATTAATAAGAGCAGGAGATAAAGCTACCCGCCCATTGTTTGCTGTACCTGAAGTATTTTCATAATATGTTAAACTGGAATCTGGAAACATATGTACTTCAGAGTTAGCTGCTTGTCTTGGTCCACTTCCACTAGACAATAACATTTTGTTGTCATATATACCAGTACCATCTGTATTTGTTTGAATAGGTGCAACATTCATACTATTAACGCCCATTTTACCAGGCTCAGGATTTTCATTTTGTGAACCAGATGTACCAAAATTTCTAGTATATTCAATTCTACTAACTATTTTAGGTGTATTATTAGGATACTCTCTGCAAACTCTTAAATTACCATCAGCTACAAACATATCAATATTACCAGTGCCTGATGTAGCAACTGTCACAGAATCTGTAGACGGCTCTACTATTGTATTGCTAGACAAATCTATAAACTTTACAACTCTACTATCTTTGTCATGATATGCAATATATTCTTTAGATTCTTGAGAAGCATTAACAATATTGTAATCTGTATTAAAATGTAATAATCCATTACCATTATTAACTGATGTAGGCAATGTACCCGAAGTACTTACATCTTCTATTTTACCTAGGGTAACTAACTTTCCAAATATTTCGTTATCTAAACCTTCTAATATATGAAATTGATTAGGTTTTAAATCTCTTATAGATGCTACGCTGTTTAGCCCACCACTAAAATTATTTACGTTTATACTTCTTTTTGGCATTTGTCTTCTTCTTTTTCTTTTTTAAGTTGTACATTCTTCGAGTATTGTTAATACTTTCACCTTTCATTTTACTTGGTGCCATCGATTAACTCTCCCCATACAGTAGTTTTACCATCAATAATTTCAACGACTTCTACTTTAAATTCTCCATTACTAAACCAATCAATAATAGCAAAAGCGTGACCCCAGTTATGTAGTCTGCCTTTTAACCATTTATTATTCTGATGGTCCATTTTCTTTAAACATCCTAATGCCCAAGCACCAATATTACCATTAAGCTTAGTCAATGTATGCCTTTGTATATCATGAGTATGTCCATACATTACATTCTCACCATATGTTTCCAGGTGTTTCTTTGCATGATATGTCGTTGCAAAAGCACCATGGAAGAACGCAAGCTTACCTACTTGGATTGGTAAGTTGTGTTCTTTGTATTTGTATCCTCTCTCTTTGATTCTACACTTCTTTTCAAAAGTGTAATCGTTGAGATAAGGATACTTATTAGCAAAATTATCCAACCAGAGGTCGTGGTTACCTTGGAGTAAATACTTTTCTTTACATCCCACTTTTTTAAGCACTTCATCCCACTCATCTAATCCTTCATTTACTAATCTTATATCTTCTTCTACTAATGGAAGTTGAAACTCTAATGGTGGTAACTTCTTGTCTTTATATCTCCAAGCAGATACTGACTCCCACTCTCCAACATCACCTAGGTTTACAAAAACCTTTGGCTTTATTTTAAGTATTGCTTTCTTAACACATTCTACTGCAGCCCTATCTTCTAATGGATAATGCTGGTCAGGTATTACGATACCACGTTTTTTAAGTTTCAATGAAACCTCCTATTTTAATGCTTTTTTAATTTCTGCAAACAGCTTGTCATCTAATTTATTTGAAGACTTAGTAACTAAGTGTTCTCCTAAATGTAATACAATAGCTTTTAATACTTTTTCAGTACCAAGCTTTGCAAGTAACTTACCTAATATTGGTCCCATTATTTTACCTCACAATCTTCTTTGCAAGCTTCTAGGCCTTTCATATATCCTTGATGCTCTACAATCATTTGTTTAACTTCTCCCAATCTACCTTGGGCTTCTTGTATCTCTCCAACAAGAGTGTTGTGCTGTTCAACTAAAGTTTCCATTTTAGTCTCAGCTTCTTGTCTTAGGTCTACTTTTTTTTCTTTTGCCATGTTACAGGTCTCCTATTATGTTATTAATTATTTTTTTTTATTTTTTTGATTTTACCGTTATGCGTTCTAGCAAATTTATGTGTTTTGGTTTCTCTTATAAGAGTGCCTTTATAGCGTTTACCTCCCCACATCCAACTTACTGTCTTAGCCATTATTTCTTTTTCCCCTTCTTTTTGCCCATTTTTTTCTTTTTCTTAGGTGGTCTACCTACTTTACTACCGTATGTTCCTTTTCCCATTGGCATTATATTATCCTCCTACCATTTAACTTTATGCGACCAATATCTAGCACTTAATTTGCTTGGTTTAGCATCTTGTGCATTGTGTCTAGCATAATATGATTTACGTCTTGCTTTATCTTTTTTACTCTTTGGATTCTTACCAGCACCTCTTACACCTTGCTGTCCAAATCTTATCAATTTTGTTGTTTCTCCAACCTTAGCTACCACTACGTGCGATTTTTTAGGATGGTTAGGTGTTCTTTTAGGTTTATTATAACCACTTACACCAGCTCTAGTTAATTTAGGGTCTTTCTTTCTAGCCATTATCCTTGTCCTCTACTACGTTTTTTATAATACTTTTTACTAGTTTTAGTTCCATACTTGGTATTATTTGACATTCCTTGACGAGTTTTCTTCTTACCATTTGTATGTCTTTTTTGTGTTGGTCCGAATACTTTACGCATGATGTCAAATATAATACCTATTTAACTTGTTTCCAAATACTTTTTATAATATGCCTAATATGGCAGCTATAACTACACCAACAGTAATAATACGTGCAATGTTCTTTTCATTGGTACGTACTCTGCCATTCTGCTCTTTCAGTAATTGTTTTATCTCTTTTATATCGTGATATATATCAATTACTTGAGCTTCTATTACAGCTACTCTTTCAGTCATTTGTTCTCTGTATTCACTTACTTTCATTATTTATCCTATGGTTCTGGTGGTCCTGGACCGCCTCCTGTATTCCAAGATAAACCTCTTAACTCATTCATACCATATGGTGTTTGACCAGTAGCTATACCAGCATTAGGCATTTCATCACAAGGTCCATATGCAGAAGGAAATGACATTCCAAATCCTCCCACACTAGAACCAGCTAAACTTATGTTAGTAGTTCCAATACCCTGCGTAGCTGCGTGTACATGTCCACGTAATTGTATCTCACCAGTAGTTGGTATAATTGGTAAAGCCATTTATTACTCAGCGTCTCTTATTGCTATATAGTCTGCTAATTCTGCTTCACACTCAGCAAGCTGTGCTTCTAAGTTAGCTTTATGTGCTTCACATTGTGATATAGCTTCATCTACTGATTTTGTTTCAGTCCAATCTACTACTTCTACATCATTTCCTGATGCATCTTGCATTAATCTTGTATGCTTGATTTCTACCAATTTAGGTGAATCAACTTGTACTTGTTCTTGTACTTTTTCTGCGATTACTTTAGCCATTTAACTTCTCCTTAAGTTCGTTTATTTGTTGTTGTTGTTCTTGAACTGCTTTAATTAATACAGCAGTTAATTTTTCATAATCCAAAGTTTTAATCTTGTCATCAAACCATTCATTGTCTTTTACAATTTCAGGGATTACTTTTTCTACTTCTTGTGCAATAAATCCTATATCATGTCTATTGTCTTTTTTCCAATCATATTCTTTTGGACTTAATTTCATAATAGTATCTAAACCATACTCAATATCTTTCACATTAGTTTTAAGTTTTTTATCTGATGGTGTTGTAGAAAATGCTACTACATCATTTGTTGCATGAAAAGCACCTGTACTTGTCATTCTAAATTTTTCACTTGTAGTTCCAGATGCATTTAAATCAAACCTTATACTATTATTATTATTATTTTGTCTTATTGTTAAAACTCCTGTGCTATTGGATAATAATGAATTAGTACCATCGTGCGACATATAAAAATCAACATCTCCACCAACACCTAATAAAACATTATCTTCTGTATAAGCATAAGTGTTTGCCATCTGCATTGTTCTTGAATTAGCAGTTACAAAATCTATAACATTAGCACTTGGCTCGTAAATATAAGTATCATTACCACCATCTAAATAAACTTTATTTGTTGGTTGTGTAATAATATCGCCATCTATTCTTGCATTACCACCTGATATGTGTAGCTTTTGTGCAGGTGATGCAAGTCCTATACCGACATTACCTGTAGTATCTTTAATAATTAATCTTGTTGCTACACCAGCTTCATCTATTCCTAAATCTCCACCAACATTATATATTTGATATTTATTGGTTGTGCTTTCTAATTCAAGATAAGCACCATGAGAAGCACTATCAGTTTCAATTCTTAGTTGTGAATGTCCACTTGCATCTAATACATGTAAATCTACTGCAGGTGATGTAATTCCTATACCAACATTACCTCCAGGACTTAAAACTAAATCCCCACCATTGGTGCTAATTGTTCCTGGTGAAGTATTAAAGTTTAAATATCCATCTCCATTACTATCTAAACCAAAACTAAACATTTCAGTATTACTACTATTTCTAATTTTGATTACTTCTTGTGATGTAGTTCCATTTGCTTTTATTGTTAACTTTTCTCCAGGTGAGTCAGTTCCTATACCGACATTTTGAGAAGCATCTATTCTCATACTTTCAGCAGCAGATGTTCCTGTATGAAAAGCCAATGCCATACTATCATCATACTGAGTTTCAGTTAAGATTTTTATAACTGCTGCACCACCATAAGAACCTGTTTTATATCCTATTTCAGCTTGTGTTCTTGCACCATTAGTTGTATTAACACCTGTATTTGAAAATGTTAATCTTTGTCCTGATGTGCTACCACCTAAATCTAATTTACTTTGTGGTGATGTAGTTCCTATACCGACTCTATCTGTACTTGCATCTACAAAGAATAGATTAGCATCAGTATCTCCCTCTACTTTAAAGTTGTAATCTCCACCACCTTCATTAATAACTAAAGCAGTTGAAGCTAATCTAAATCTGTCTACACCATTGTATGTAATTAATAATGGATTATTGCTTACATTGATTCTTGAATCTCCTGCAGGGTCGTGTGCATATAACTCTAAATCAGAATTTGCACCAATAATTAATTTTTGATTATCAGAAGATATTCTTATACTTCCATTAACTTCAAGCTTTTGTCCAGGTGATGTAGTTCCTATACCGACATCAGCAGTATCTTTAATAACAAAAGCATTAGCATCAACACTACCGCCTGATGAGTTATATACTTGAATGCGAAATGTACCTCCTTCATTCTGCATTTGATATGCACCATAACTTCCATTATGAATAGCACCTGTGCTTATATTTCTATTAAATCCTAAAATACCTGTTATGGAAGAACCTCCACCTATTTCAAAATATCCACCAGCAGTTACAAGTTTTGAATAAGTTAAATCAAGTTTTAAAATATCATTAGCTGAACTTGGACTATTAGTTTTACCAATAAATAATCCATTAGCATTGTTTGCTATATAAGCACCTGTATCAACATCATCAAACAATAATGCAGGATAAGTACCACCATCTTCAATTTTTATATTACCATCTACTTGTAATTTTTCTGAAGGTGATGTTATTCCTATACCGACATTACCTGAACCATCTATTCTCATCTTTTCAGTACCTGAAGTACCAAATGTTAAAAATCCTGAAGCACCATCACCACCTCTATAAAAATCTATAAATCCATTAGTATAAGTTCCTAAATATTCCATTCCAATTCTATAAACCATTACATTAGCAGAAGAAGCATCTCCTGATTCTGCAATAAGTTTCATAGAATTACCTGCACCCTCAAGAGAGAATAAATCTGTATTAGTGCTACCAGTAACTTCAAGCTTTGCATCAGGTGAGTTAGTTCCTATACCGACATTACCTGATGAGTCTATTCTGATTCTTTCACCATCACTTGTATACATAGAAATTCTGTTATTACCAATTAAGCTAATAAGTCCACCTGATTGTACTCCTAATCCACCTTGTGAATTATTAGTAGTTGATGGAGAAAGACTTAATGTTTCTTGTGCAAGACTATTTGTATCTGATTTCACATTGAGTTCAGATTGAGGTGAGTTAGTTCCTATACCGACTCTTTGAGAGCTATCAATTCTCATAGCTTCAGCATTACCTGAGTACCATACATGACCACTTGTAGTTGAAGCAGCACCATACAACATAAATCCACCTGCATAGGCATTATTACTTGCACCAATATAAACATTATTATTCGCATGGATTCCAAGTAGGTTTATATCATCGCCATCTGCATCTTCAGCCATATAATAAGAACCATTATTAATCATTGTGTTTCCTACTACATGAAGTTTCTGTGCAGGTGATGTAGTTCCTATACCGACATTTTGTGTAGAACCTTGTATTCTCATTACTTCTTGATAGTCCCCACCACCATCACTATCGTCAACTCTAAAAATCCAATCTTTATCTGCTGCTACTTGGTCAAAATAAAAATGATTTGTTTGATTAAATAAAAATCCACCATAAGTGTTACTATGAAATAATTGGACATCTTCTCCTCCACCAGCCATATATGCTTGTCCATCTGCAAGTCTTAAATGTCCTGAAAATCTACCTGCTCCTACTACATCTAACTTATATGCAGGTGATTGAGTTCCTATACCGACATTTCCTGAATTATCTTCTTGTATAAGTTTTTTCCAATTACCAAAAGTTCCACCAATACTTGCATTTCTATGATGCATATAGCCATTGTCTGTAAATCCTAAAGCATGAATATGTCCACCTGATGTATCGTTCCATTGTTGAAATGTCATTACACCATGATAAGTACCACCATCAGATAATCCATCTGTACTATTTTGTTTAAAATCAAATCTTACACCCTTTAATCCGATATCTGTTGAAGGTGTAACTGCTCTTGTATCGTGGACTTCAAAATTACCATCTGTATTTAT